CGTCCGCTTATTAACAAAGGAACGCTTCCAGAGGAAGTTACAGTCTGAAAGATCAGCTTTACGAAAGTACGGGTCTATTAAAAAACTGTTATAGGAACAGTTATCAACCCTAATATTCCCTGAAACAGGATCGGATCTGAAATCAAGCCACACTTGAAGAAGGTTCATGCCCGCAATCAACGAGCCTTGAAAGGCCTCTGAGATTGTCTCAAGAACTTCTTCTTGCCGATTAACCCAATTAAGTACCTTAGAAAACTGATCAGCAGTCTGCGAATCTGCATTCTCGATAGGAATAACGACAGTAGATTTACGATTGCGCCGTTGATGGCCCGAGATCATCTGGATCACGCGCCGAATACGGTTAAACGTAAACATGCGGCGACGGTTTACCGGTAGATTACCGTATATGTCGCTCCAAACAGTCTGGTCATTCGCCTCAAAGCGGGTATCAGTGTCCGCTTCACCCCAGTACGCCTGGTTGATAGTCACCGCTTCTGCATAGGCAGCTTCCATGCGTGAGAGAATAGAGCGGTCTTTTTCCTCGTGATATTGCGGTCCTAATTGCGGAAAGAGCATTATTTTTCCTTTTTGCGCATGTTAACATTTCTATTTGAAAGATTAACAGCTGCAGTCACCCATCTGCAATTACCCGGTTCATAGTTTCCGTTATTATTAATACGATCTATTTGTAATCCTGCAGGACGGATTCCCATATCTACGATAAAATTTTCAAATTTAAGCCATCGATCACATATTGTTATACCGCGTCCACCATAGTATTTAAAAGCTTTAAAATTTGAATTGAAACATCGGCGTAAAATACCGCCCCATATTCTGAAGGTACTGGTATGTGACATGCCATGAGTTCGACAGCGGCATCTATGGCATTTAGTGGTGCTGCCAGCTTTTAGGTTGGAACCCGCTATAAATCTTTGCGTGCCGCATTTACAAGCACATTTATAGAGCCATTCATTACGGCTTTCGTTTTTTTCTTTGGCTATAACTATCCACGATCCAAACTGTTGGCCGATTAAATTTTCAACTCTATTAAGAGCTGTCATGCGGCAACGTTTGCATTGAGTAGAATCACCGCTAACCAATGTATGCTTACGCTGATCTTTAATAAACCCACACTCGCACTGACATTTATATAATTGATTGCTATTAGCGTCATAACCAACACAATCAATTACAAGCCATTTCCCAAATCTATTTCCAATAATAGCCATAATATCCTCTATAAAAAGGGATATTATATCAGTTGGAGCGACTTGTGGAAACGGGAACAACATTACTCAGACTCCTTTTTTAAAGTCTGCATTCAGTCTACGGCGATGAACAGGAAGAAACAACAAAAAAGCCGAAAGGTTATCGGTCCTTTCGGCTTTAAATTACCAATGAGATGTATGCTCATTGGTCCAGGGAGCAATTATTATTCCGGACTGGTAGTATTTTCAATCTTATCTACACAAGAAGGAACAAAGCCTTTGCAGAACTCCTGCATCAGCACCAGTCCGGATTAAGAAGACGTCTATTAAAATGCGTCAGCATATGACAACGTAGCTAAAAATTCAAAAACATCCATCATCAACCTCATTATAATCAAAGCTATTGTCTATGCCTAAATAGGTACGGGATGTTAGACTCTTCTCCCATGACCGTCTCATAAAATCGTTGATCAAGCTCTTTTGGATCTGAGCTATCGCGTACTTTGGATAGCGAGACACAAAGATACCTAAGGCAATCAGCATAATGGCTAGCAAAATTATGCAAAGGGTGAGTCTTATATACGCGATTCTTGGCATCATATTCCTGTCGGTAATTTTCTAATGCTTTAATGAGGGATGTGCATTTCTGTTGGTCAATATAGATGATGCTGAGCTTCGATCGAACCGTCTCAATGCCATCTACTATAGAATGATTCTCGGCTATGGTAAAGGTAATGCCAAGCTGCTTTGCCTTATCCCATCGGGTCATACCGGAGCCCCATTCTTTTACGCGAATATCATGAGGGGCAATAAACTTACCGTACGTATACGGTTTATTACGTATAACATTGACGTAATGCTCAAGTCCTTCTTTAGAGCTCTCATAACAATCAATGATCCGTATAATAGCGCCATACACCTGATAGAATATCATGGCAGTGCTATCTCTAACCCCAATGTCAAATGCCACATTTGTTTTGCATCCGCTGTCCCAGGGCACGTCGCCAATGCGCCCTTCAAGCCGCATGCGGTCTATATATTTAGCGTAATAAGATCCTTCTACGCCCATCGTAAAGCTGCAGTAGTATTCTTGTTGTATAAGATCCTCGCTCATGATCCCCTCTGCGCGCTCCTTTTCTATTTCGCGCATCGGGATATGCTGGGTATCATCAAGCGTTAGCTTCATCGCAAACCATTCATTTGGGTTGTGTAACGCTATCTGATAAAGCTCAAAGAGATGATTCTTACCGCGTGGCGTTGATATAAAGAGTGCCCATCCGTTATTGGCAGCCAATATAGGACGCATAAACTGATAGGCTCTTGGGTCTTGAAGTGCATATTCCGAGAACACCACACCCTGTGGATTGGTTCCCATAAGGCTATCAAAGTTATCGCTGCCCACGAGCTGCAACAATGACCCGTTCTTGAACCTAATCTTCATATCAGAACCGTTCATAGACTCAATGAGCTGCTTGGGTATGTAATCCATGAATCGTTCGCCAGAGGTCAAAATTGAGTCCCATATAACTTTCTTAGCTTGAGAGTATGTAGGGAAGACGTAATAGATAACGCAGGATTTACGAATACAGGCACGAATGCAGAGGTTGAATGCCGTCACATCCTTGCCGGCCCGACGCGGCATGATCGCGATGACCCGCTTATAACCCTTATTCTCTATCGCATCCAGTAAAGGCAATTGATAACTTCTTGGTGAAAATTTATTCAAATGGATCTGCGCTTCTACGGGTATATTCATTACTACTTCTTCATCGCTGAGGCAGCGGAAGCGATTTCTTCAAGCTCTTTGTCGATAACCTTTGCCTTATCGGAATAGCCGATTGCATCAAAAATGGTTATAAAATCGTTGTCCCATGACTCGAAGTAATAATCGCCAGGTAGATAGGAAATATCATGCATCTCATTACATTTTTCTATGATCCGTGTATATGCCATGATAAGGCGCTTAAAATGCTTGCGATCACGGGCATGAAGTCTGAGCGCGATAAGAACAACCCTTTTATCCCCTAACACTTTTATAAATTCCATGCCATTGGTATTTTTCATTACGACAATCTCCTAAATACTTCTTCATATTTATCCATGAGGGCGATTGCGACCTTCTTTAAATCCTGAGAGCCCACAAGTACCTGTTCACGGTTTAACACTTCAACTGGGATCTTCCTTGTAAATAGCTTTTAATTCGGCAAGAGATACTGCCTTTATCAAGCCAGGATATTTCAATGCGAAGTAGCCCAAATAGCGCAATGCATGGCTTAAGCAGAAATCTGCGCGACGGAGCTCAACCTTCTCTCTCATAATGGGTACTATCTCTCGCTCAAGTATATCGTATAACCAGAGAGGAAAGTTTACCGATACCTGCTTATCAAGGCGGTCTGCTTCTCTGAGCTTTCTGTGTTCAAGCTTTTTCTGTTTTGCCGCCACGAGGTCTACCGTTGCTTCCATCTTTTCATACTTGCTCAGCGTTTCCCGTAAGTTATAAACGATGTCGGTGATCTCTTCTTTGGTAAAAGGCTGACCTTCATCGTCAAAGGGTAAATTATTCATTTCTTAGCTTCCAATTTTTTAGCACACATATATAACGAATGATACGCTTTAAGTGCCTGTTCTACGATCGAGCTGTATGAAGAGAGATTTTTATCTTTCTTCATATCCTGGTAGATATACTCAAGGTGCGCAATAGAAGTGCGTGACATATTGAACTGTCGCTTTATCTTATTGCGATTCTCGTTAATGAGCCCTATCACCAACTCAACTTCTACCGAGTTCTCGGTTCGCATTTCATTTTCTCTTTCAACTTTGCAAGCTTTTCGAGTATCTCGAACATCTTAAACCGCTTTGCATCGGTCTCTGCCTTTTGCAAGCAGAGCCACATCTCAACCTCTACCATCTCATTCTCAAGCTCTTTCAGCTCATCCCAACCATCTTTTTTTTGCTTTTCTACATCATTGACGGATTCTTTCATACTTCCCTTTCCTACGAATAGTGCCTTTGAGAGCAGCAATAACGGTAAATATAGCCTGTATATCTGCTTTAGCTTTTATCGTTTGCTCCGTGAGCGTTTCGTGCTGGAACGCTTGTACGGTGAGCCACGTTATAATGCCGAGCGCCCGATCTTGTACGAACGGCAGGTTGAATTTTGCCATCTTTTCTTCCTGAGTAATATTGATTTAAAGCCGCTATTTCCTTCATTTTTTTAAAAAACTCTTCTAACGGCATATCATCAGGTATCGATTTAAACCAGCACGTGCAGCTATGCCCAAACTGACTATTGGGATGTGCTGCCGGCGGCCGCCATTTATCGTTCTTTGCTGGCATCCTTTTTCCTTTTAGATCTGCATCCGCAGAACTTGCAGACATAATCTATTTCTCCACACCACTTCTTGATGGTCTGTTGACCAATTTCAAGGTTATTCACTTACTTCCTTTTCTTTTTTATCTCTCACCACATCGGTCGGCTCTTTAGGCAACGGCATCCAATAAATCACTGAAAACGGCAACCTTTTGCAGGTAGCGCAACAGGATTGCAAATGCCATCTTCCACTTGCATGATAACCAACATGCCGCTGCGTGCCGTGCTCCTTATGATCTATAAGCAAAAGCACCATAACATTCTCTTTTGGCAAGCTATCCTTCATCCAAATCATCCAATTACTCACTGATCATCCGTGGCTTAACGTTCGTTACCATTATCATTTAATTTTCTACTCATCGTCATCCTTACCTTTTTCTAAATCTCTCTTGAATTCGTTATAATGCCACCCCAAACGATCTATAAGCGCCTTCCCCCATTCCTTAGCGGAATCTGGAGATGGCTCACCAACATCGTCATATGCTTTTTGAACGAGCTCGCGCGCTAACTGCATTTGGCTCTTATCCTTCATCGATCACCCTCGTTGGCACCATTGGACTATCGGGATATTTCTCTATAACCACAATCTGAGGACCGCCGCCGCTGTCGCCATCTTTATTCGTTAAACCGGTCTTGAGTTTCATCGTATCAACCCAGTCATCATCATAGTTAAGCATCATAAAGTTCGTTGACGTGGGTTCATATTTACGCGTCATAACACCATGTTCTCGCCGGTTACCCAGTATCATCTTAGCGTGATCTCGAGCGTCCCGTAACACCTCATACTTCGTACACCAACGATTCCAGCTACGAATATGGATACCCCGTTCTTCCAAAAACTGGTTGATCTTAATCGCTTCGGGATTCGTCCGTGCCCATTCGACAAGTTCTCGTGCTAACCGCTCGATCGAAAGTGTCGTTAAAATGCCCTTTTCATATGTGTTAAAATTGAGCCATTCATCGAGTTGGACTACTTTTGGCTCTTTTGGCTTAGCAGTGTTACGGTGGGGGGTTGCCTTCTTTAACTGTTTCTTAGAGTTCATAAATTTGACCCAGGACAAGCTATTATGGGGGTGCCCGCTGTCGCACCATTGCCAGACACCCCTTCGTGAATTGTATTCGAAATTTGATATAAATCCGCTAGCTCCTGCTCAAGACGAGAGATGCTTTTATCGGCCACTCCCCGCAAGTAAGGCCAGAGGGGTATGTTTCTATGCTTGGTTTCCTGTTCGGCAAGCGCCGCACGCCATCCTGCAAGTTCTGATTCAACCAGTAACACAGTACGCTCTGCTTTTAAATGCGACGGTTTTCTTTGCTCTGCCGCTTGCCGCTCCCGAGCTTGCCCTTGCTTGATCTGCTCACTGTACAACTGCTCACACTGTTCCCGTTTGGGGGTCCGGCGAGGGGCGTTATCAGACACAGCAACTTGTGCTGCGGTAAGTTCTTCTTCTGGCGTTAGCAGACGGACACTGTTATCTCGCATATACCTGACCATGTCCCAATCAGGGAGACAGTCCGTTTCTTGAGTACGTTGTTTACAGAAACCAAAAAAGAACGCTGCTGGGTTGCGGATCCCTTTGGATTCCCGCATCTTACTGCTTGCAGCGTCTAGAATTGCATCGTCATATGCCATGAGCCCAATCGCTTCGTAATTGGACAGCTTGGCACCGCGATTGTTAAGTGCTAAGGCTATGCCCCGCACTCGCTTCGCTTTGAGGGGATCCACTTGCTTCATGTTATTACTTTCTTTTTTTATTTCAGTCTGCGGCGACACCGGCATCCCCCTTTTGCAAGAAGGATATCCTTCTGCCGTATGCCGCTTAGATACTAAGTAAACCGGCGGTCCGGATATAATAGTAGGACACCTCTCTTGTTTTGCTTGAACTGGAGAGAATAAGAGCGATATTGCTAATGGTACTATCATAGCAGGGTATCGCCGGAACCAATGATAGAGCTCTTTATGCCATAGAGGCGTAAGTAAAATCTTGTTTATAGAGTAGATGCAGGTCTGATAGTAGCGGTTAACTTTTTTAATTAAACCGGCGGCGACCAATTCGTTTATTGCCCGTGCAGCTGTTTTGTATGATTTGCCAATCATGGCACCCAGGGTTTTTTGCGTAAAAAATATAGTGGGTAGATCACAGCTTGCATCGAGAACAACGTTTAACACATCAAGAGCACGGGGAGAGAGTGAATTAAATGTTTGGTTAGCAGTT